TTATAACTTTAACTAAAAACTCAAATACTGGAACAATATATTTTTGGATAATATCCCCTAGTTTAATCAATATTGAACCCACTAATTCTATTACAGGAACTAATGCTTGTCCTAATATATCAACCAGAGGCATAATCACTCCTAATATAGCATTTAATAAACTCATAATTACATCTAAGATTGGAGCCAAAATATCCCCAAAAGCACTTACTATTCTCATGATGCTATCCCTAAACTCCTCATTAGTGGATATTAAATACACTAAGAGTGCAGCAATAATTCCAATTACTGCAATTATTGGATTAGCAGCAAGGGCTGACATTGCAGTTCCTAACATCTTGACTGTCTTAATAAGTGATGCAACTAGTTTAATACCTCCACCTATTGCTAATAAAGTTGGTGCTATTGCAGCCGTGACAGTAAGCAATGTTACGATTAGTTTTCTAGTCCCTTCATCTAAATTAGTGAACCAATTAACTAATCTATCAACGGCAGGTATCACTTTGTTCTCAATGAAATCCGTTACATTTTCAATAATAGGAAGCAAGGCGTGTCCCATGCTTACTTTTAAGTTATTAAGTTGAGTTTTAATTCTATTAAAGGCATTATTAACTTTATCTAGTTGTTGCATATTTTCGTCTGTGATATGTGAAAAACTATTCCACTCATCAATAACATCATCTAATCCCTCTGCATTTTGTCTAAGTAATGGAAGCAACTTCGCACCCATACTAGCACCGAATAAATCTGTTGCATATTGTGCTCTTACAAGAGGGTCTTCAATCATACCAATTCTTCTTACTAGGACTTCAAAGTTTTCGGATGTTCCTTTTGTTGCATCCTCTGCACTAATTCCTAACTCCATCATTGCTTGACCTATTTTGTCAATGTTTCCTGTTCTAATCCCTGATAATCCTTGTTGTATCTTTTTTAATGAGTTTTCTAAATCTTGACTTGATAAACCAGACTGCAATGCTACATATTGCCACTTCTGAACTTCCTCAGTATTCATTTCAAACATTTCGGCTAAATCACTCAACTCACTAGCCGTTCCAACTGCACTAATACCTATTGCAGAAAAAGATGCAAGCAATCCAGCAGCAACAGCACTTAAAGCCTTCATAGATTGTCCTGCTTTGGTAAAGCCATCGCCAACACCTTCTATGTTTTTAATTAAGTTATCAAACTTTAAGTTTTTAATTTCATCTAGTTTTGCTTTTAATTTTACAGCATCGGCTTCGGTTCTTAGTAACATGTCTTGAACATCTTGATAATGCTTAGTATCAATTTGTCCACTTTCTTCTAAGTGTTCTAGCCTTGCTCTTAGTGTCTTGACTTTGTCATCGGTTTTTTCAATTGCTTTTTGTGCCTCTGCTTGTGCATGAGCAAAAGTCTTAGCATCAAACTCTATTTCCAAAGACTTCGCTAAGTCGTTTACAACTCTTTGAGTTCCCCGTATATCACGGTTCATTCTTGTTATTTCTTTTCTAAATTCAGTTGTATTTGCTCCTATATCAACACTTAAGCCTTTAACTGTTGCCACTTATTACTCACATCCTTCTGGTATTGTGCATTTTTAATATATCTTCATTTGATGCTACTTTAACTTCCCTATTTAATCCGTCATTTTTTTGTTTCTGCAACATTCTTAGGTGTTCTTTCACATTCTCAATATCATATTCTATAACAAGAGCCAATAAGTCATGATAATTTAACCTCTTCATTAAGTCATAACTTATTCCATAAGATGTTGCTTTTTTAAGCAATGTAATAATAAAATGCGAACTGCTTTCTTTTTCATCTTTTTTAATTATAAATTGTTTTCCAAGGCTATTAAGTAAAGTAGTTCGCTTTATTAGTTTTTTCCTGATACACTTTTATTTATTTCTTCTAATACTGCACTAATTTTATTCAATATCTGGTCAGCAATTTCATAATCAAACAATTTAGCAAACTCTCTAAATGTTGGTATTTCATCGCCATTAACATAGCAATATAATAATTTCAACATACCAACAAAATGAGTTTTTTGCTTATTTTCATCTTTAATCCATTCTCTAACCATAGCAGTGTAAGTCGCTAAGTCATAACCGACAGCAGGTTGGAATTGTTCTTCCCATTTTAAATGTGCAAGGAATGAAGTATCAATTTGAACTTTCATTTCTCCTTGTTTCTTTTGAACTTTACCTTCATCGTCAATATATCTTTCTAATGTTGGTATTTTAATCAACATATTACTTTACCTATGCCTTTGCTTTCAGTTCTGGAACTGAATCACCAAATGTTTCATAATCAGCATCTCCTGGATATGTAGTTGCACGATAAACTTTTACAGTATTACCATTTGCATCAACAAAATCATCTGAGCCTGTCGCTGCTTTTAATTTACTGCCTGAGATTGTTAGTGGATATTCAAATGTTCCAAAATTAACAACATCGGTTGTTTGGTCATAACTTTCAGTTGCTTTTCCAACTGTAACATTAAATAACCAATTCTTGATTACTATTTTCTGACCCGCATCAAATGCTTCAACTTCATAATAAATATCAACAGGTATTGAACCATGTTGTTGAACTTCTGCCAATGCTCCACCGTCAATTTCAATTAAGCGTCCTAAATCCTTCTCAAACCCATTGTCAATATCCACAACTCCTAGTGTTGCTGTTTTACCTTGGTCGTTTGCTAAAACCAAGATAACTTCTCCATCTCCGTAAATGTTAGTTTCTTCATAGTTGCTTTCAAGTGAAAGTGATGTTGCATAAGTTAAATCTTCAACTGCTGAGCCAGTGCTATATTTTACGTTTTGAATATTAAACTTTAACATATTTTGCTTTGCCATAATTTTTTATCTCCTTTTTTATTTTCTTTTTATTTCTTTTTGATATTCCTCAATGAACTTTCTAAAAAGTTCTTCC